TGTTTGATGAAGCATTCGGATCATTGGGTGATGGTGAAGCCCAATACCGAGTGAACCTGAAGTCGGCATCCCCTGAAATAATTATGAAGGTTTCTGGGAATGCTCACGAGTATAGGCACCCACCACTTCCTTGGGACGGCGAAGAAGCACACTATAATGGTCGTGCCTTATTTGTCGAGCTCATTACGAAGTTGGGTGACACTTGTCTTTGGCGTGTTTGTTTAGGCAACGAGTACCTCCCTCGTATCCCCGTTGATTGGCAGTCCGCGTGTGTTGACATCACACAGATCGGGCCTGTCCATGTACCCGGTTGGGATTCTGTCACCAAGCAAGCCTTGACTCGTAACTCGGTTTTGGAAGTCGAAGTTGATTGTGTCTATGGCAAAGGGAAGTATCTGATGGGCTCCACAAGAAGTGGACGCGTGTATATCCCTAAGGATCTTGTCTCAGCGACCGCGCGCCATTTTCATGGCCGCGTTAGAGACCCTGCCCTTATGCTTGATGTGATCCACTACGTTAAACGTGGACTTGCCAGTTCGCGAATTCCCGAACATGAGCGTTTGATGTCGCAAACGGTGATTGCCGCCATGGCTTTCAACCTCAATGTGCGAAACGAGATTGACGTCACCAATACAATCGTCAGCAGGTACTCTGCCGTCTGGAAAATGCACGAGATCCTCACTACTTTGACCCCATTGCGAGTATGCTCGTGGGTCACTATTGTGTGGTGGGGGTGCTTCTTTCTGGGCCTCAGTTTGGTGTATCTGTTCCTAGGGCCGGCCTATAGGTTGGAACTAGGCGCCGGAAGTATCGCTGTCACCTCCATGGTCGTAGCCCTATTTTGGGCTGCCTTCATGTACAAGCGGTGGCAGTCCCGGCGGACGACTGACAATTGGTCGTCTACATTGTTCCACGAGGAGGAAGTCTCGCATATCACCGGTGGGATTTCGAGCTCCCTTGCTCGTACTGCGTTCCCACCTTACTCTCAATTACGCGCCCCGTTGATTCCGCCACACGGGGCAATTCTCGAAGTCGGCCCCGACCCTTGCCCCCCCAAGCACCCTGGATCCATTCGTCCAGTGATGAATTTGGGTGGTATAGGGTTTTCTACGGCCGTCCCCACTGCACCCCGCACTGAT